CTTAGGGCTACTTCGGTAGCCCTTTTTTTTGTCACTTCGTGACCGTATGACCGTATTGGGTATCCAATACAGGTTGGCTAAAATAATGGTTGGCTAATTTGATCGAAGTTAACTTAGTTAACAACACATCAATACAGGTTCACAAGTATAACCACTTTACAATAATGTCGTGTTGACTGGACAATGTATATTATTACACATGGACAATGTATGTCATTTTAGGTGTTTGAATACAAACGCAGTGATAGCAAGGGATTACAGCCTATTCAAACATTATAACATTATAACAGTATAAAATAGTGCTTCGGGGTAGAAATCAGAATATACAATCTGTATATTTACTCAGTTAACTCCGTAAGAGCGTCCTGCGCGATGCACTTATGGCAAAACAAGTGTTATAATGTCATTTTACTTTATAATCAATAACTTACAGTGTTTGAATACAATTTGATCAAAATCAAAGGTGTCATTTTACTTTATAATCAATAACTTAATGTGTTTGAATACGACATAAGTGTATACCCCACAAAGTTAACAAAGCTAACAAAATCAAACACTTGATAAAATGACAGACAATGTCAAGCCAACACGACAAAAGTGTAAAACCTAGACAATAACACGACATAAGTGTATAAACACGACATAAGTGTAGTAACATTCTGACACGACAATAGTGTATAAAATATACAATCTGTATATACAATATGTATAAAATACGACAAAAGTGTAGCCATATTTCACCAAACACACCACGCTCATTTCTCACAAGACTAAAAACACGACATAAGTGTAGCAAATACAAATTCTCAATTTCGGGAATTTGTGTTCATTTGTGCAAAACACGACAAAAGTGTATACTAATAATCCAACTAATGAGAGGACGCTATACATCAAATGAAAGAATTAAAACCACCAACACCAAAAGAAATTCGTGACATAAGGAATTCGATCGATTTAACACAAGAGCAAGCAGGTAATTTATTACATGTAAGTGCAAGACATTTTCAGAGATGGGAACAGGGATTAGCAATAATGCACCTAGCGTATTGGGAACTGCTCACTGCTAAGATTAGGGTGTTAAAGAACAGAAAAGAATCGAGACCAATGGCATGAATACCTACTTCATACCTGAACCAAACACAATCAAAAATCATAGACTTCGTGCACAACTAACCCAAGGTGAGTGTGCACAGTTAGTGTGTGTTACACAAGCAACATGGGCGAGGTGGGAAAAGGGACAAACTAATATGCCTGCAGGACTGTGGAAACTGTTTATTATAGAGACGAAATATACTCACGAAGCTAACGAAGCTAACAAAAAAATACCTAAAACAGCGTTACAAACTCTTACTGATTCATGGGACGATATACTTGACAATGTCCATAAATCGTAGTATAATGTTAATTAAGGGTGGGAAATTACGCCCTGTGAACTATGGCTACAAATTCTCGAAATTGGGATTTTGTAAATCAACTTAAAAACTAAGGAGAAACATTATGCAAGCAAAACAAGAAACATGGCAAGAGAGACACGCAAGAGAACTAAAAGAAACAATGAACGCAGTTCAGTATGCGTGGGCGCAACTCAAGGAGTTGGGTGTAACAGATGTAACCTTTGAGTTTGAAGGTGGAGGTGACGAAGGTCAGATTGAAGAAGTTCTTACTGAACCTAAAGTATCACTAGCCGTTCCGTTCCTAGGCAATGAGGTAGCTAAGGACTTGTTTACGAAAGATGGTTATCAAGAATATGCAGACTTAAGAGATGTATTAGAGTCTTGGGCATACAAGCTACTTGATGAAACAGGTGAGGATTGGGTAAACAACGAGGGTGGATATGGCTCAATTACGGTCACTGGTTTTCAGAAAGAAAAACTTGAAGTTGTGACTGATATGAATGTCAGAATCGTGCAAAACGAAAACTCTCAACATGAGATGGAGATACCGATGGATTTTGATCAACTTATGATACAAGCGAAACAACAAGCTAGGAGGGTAGCGTAATGGCTTTTATACGACTTAGTATTAAATATAACACACGAAAACAAAAGTGGTGGGCAATAAAAGATTGGTTCTTGATAACATTGGCACTACTTATGCCACTATGTGTTGTGTCATTTATATACTTTTGTTTGGGGGGATAACATGCATACATATCATCATGCACTAAACAGTGTAAAGAAGTGGGGTGGTAAACCTGAAGACTATCAAGCCATACATGACTGGTTTGATAACACTAAAGAAACGTTTGCAGACTTTAGACATAGAGCACTCAGACATCATTCACAGGGTATCTTTGAATGTGAACGAGTGTTTGGTTTGACCATAAACAATAGTGATGGCAAACAAGTGCCTGTCAGATTTATAGGTGAGCAACATGTAAAGGAAGATTGTGCAGGTCGTATACCTACAGTATCTGATTGGTTCCGTAACATAAAACCTGAGAGTTGGATGTCACGAGGTTATGACGTTACTACAAAAACTTATACAAAATCTCGAAATCGAGAATTTGTAAACAAAGGAGAGTGAACATGAGTTATGAAACTATTGAAGTAAGACGCAAGAAACGTAATTGGTATTTATTAGGGTTGTTGTTTGGATTTGCACTTGGATTTTTAACAAGGGAGGTAATAACATCATGGCTTTAGATAAAATAGTAGCATGGGAAATTGTAGGGTATACAAATGATGGGCAAATTATTAATCTGTCTGAGTGCCCTAATGATGTAGCAAATGTAGTTGATGGTTGGATAGAAGAATTGGAATCCGATAAGGATATAACCAAAGAAGACTATCTATACAGAGAACACTATAAGAAAAGGAGTAAGTAATGAGAATTAAATCAGATGATGTTGATTATATATACGTTGACACAAGTGAACTTACATTCAGAATTGTTTTGAATGATGACAGGGGTGAAGACCTTGTTGTGCACTCTAACAATATTGACTTAAGCCGACTTGCAATCGATGACTTATGTGATGATGTCAAGAACCACATTGATAAGGGGAAACCCTTACAGGTTGTAAATGATAGTATAATCTCGTTTGAAGCCGATACAAACTTAGAGGAGTAGATATGAGTAAAGATGATTACAATACTTATGTGGTTCAAGTATCAAAGAAGTATGAACCACTGCAAGTAAACGCAGTTTCTGCTGAAGAAGCAGTTAGGATTGCAAAGGAATTACCATGGGGTGAACCTGTTGATATTGTTACTGCATCATTAGAAGAACCACCGAATGAAAAAGATGTGGCTCAGACAATGGCAGAACTAGAAGAGGAGTTGCTAAGCAATACCAACAGGTTTTGTATCAATGGTAACTGTGAAGAATAACGAAGTTAACGAAAGGATAATTATGAGTAAAACGCACGCAACATTAAAGATGTATAAACGCATTGACGGTTCAGAGGTAGACTACACACAAGCTACCTCTGACATACTTGAAGTAGTGAATAGTAGTGATGAATATGCCCCAGCCGAACTAACGAAGTTAGCAGGGTATAAAAAATCAGAGCTACAATTTTTACTTCCATATCTCGCCAGCCAAAATGTTTTGAAGTTTGGTAGAACAGATGACCACAAGTTAAAGTATTTTAAAACCAAGCCTAATGCGCTACAGGAACTACTATACCCACTACCTAACTTTCCTAAAAGTGCCATCAAAGGTAGTTTCATTCATCGATCAAAATAAGGAGTAACAATGCCAAAATTTACATGCAGTAAATGTAGTAAACACATACCAACTTCTCGTCATGTGTTAGGTTATAGAACATGTATGAAGTGTGGTGAAATAGAAGCCAAGAAAGTTAAACATACCATTGCACCGATGCACAAATCTAACTACATGGTCTTTACACGACTAGAGGATTTGAAAGGTATCAACAACAAAGGAGGGAACGTAAAATGACTTGACATTGTCTAGGTTTTATGTTATACTTATAAATAGAGCGTGGGAAACTACGCTCTATTTTTTATACAAATTCCCGATTTTGAGAATTTGTAATTCAACTAACGAGAGGAGAACTATTATGAGTTATGTAATACAAGACACATGGCATACGCAACAAGTAAATAGTTATAGCGATATGGCACTTATGTATCAGCTAGACTTCAACGGTCATAGTCAGCCTAAGTTTCAAGTCGTAAGACAAAACACTAACGACGAGCATTTGATGCCTGAAATTGTTGACAGACACTTTGGACAAAAGGGTGTTCTAAAGAACACGAAACAATTTACACGTCAATACTTATCTAAACTATGGGACGAAGAACTAGATGATTACTACTATTGTTTATGGTCGGACCAATACAATTGGCAAACCAAACAAACAACAATTGAGCGAAACATAGAATATCATCGTGATTATTTCAAACTCAAAACACCACACCACCAAGCCTGCGCACAACATGGTGATTGGATAACAGGTAAGACAGGTGTGGCTTTTGAAAATGTAGGTATTCGTAAAATTGTCCCTGCGCCATTCGATTACAACAAGGTAGAAAAGCAACGATACTTGGAAGTTGTATTGGGTGACAAGATTAGGTATTGCAAAACCGATCAACTGCTTAGTTTCAAATATGACAAAAAACCAACAACAGAGGACCAGTTTATCACGCTACCTAAATACAAAGTAAATCGTAAGAAGATGAACCTGATACGAAAGAACTTCAGAGACAATGAGGGCAGTTACTTTGAGTCTATGTATAAACTTATACCTGATATATATGACCACATTGCAAGAGAAGAAAGTAGGTCAGCACTAAAAGAACTGAATGAGTTTCCTAACAAACTTACAGTAGACGAAAAGAACTACGCAAACTTTCTTGAATCTGTTATTGAAGTCAATCAAGGTTACAGAGAGCATGACGAGAAAGCAAGTGTAGAAAAGTTCATGGAATACCATGAGAAAAACTTAAAGAAATACAATGCTTCAACTATTCTTGAAGCAGTATAACCCACACAAATTCTCAATTTCGGGAATTTGTATATTTAACTATAAGGAGAAACAAAATGCAAAACACAATTAGTTTGAAAGAAGCAGAGAACTTAATTGCAACAGTAGGTAAAGATGTAACAGTTCACATCAAAGGTCAACCTGGGATTGGTAAGTCTACACTATTGAAGACTTTATCAGCTAGGTTCAAGACACACATACCTGTATATATTGATTGCGCTGACTTGGATTTGGGTGACTTGGCAATGCCTGCAATGAATCACAAACAACAAACTACGGCGTTCTACCCTAATGAAAGATTCAAGCTACACGAGGGTAAGCCTGTAATCATCATGCTTGACGAGATTACAAAAGCTAATGAACCTGTGAAGAACATGCTACTGCCTGTCATGCTTGAGAGAAGACTAGGTGCTATACACTTTCACCCTGATTCTATTGTGTATTCAACAGGTAATCTCACAACCGATGCAGTGGGAGACAGTATGAAAGCACATGCGAAAAACAGACTTACCAACGTTGAAGTGCGCAACCCTAATGATGATGAGTGGCTTGAATGGGGTATGGACAATGGCATTGCACCTGAGATATTAGCGTGGGTAAAGCAGTTTCCACATTGCCTTGCATCATACAAAGATGAATCACAGAAAGAGAACATGTATATATACAACCCCAAAGTTCAACAAGAAGCTTTTGTTTCACCTAGGTCATTGGCTAAAGCATCGTTCATTGTCAGCCAGAGACATACTCTGGGAGAAATGCCAACACTTGTTTCATTGGCAGGGACTATTGGTGAATCAGCCGCAAGGGATATGTCAGCATACTTCAGTCTAGCTGATGCCTTACCTACCAAGGAAGCTATCTACAAAAAACCTAGTGAAGCATCAGTGCCAAACGATCCGAGTGCAAGGGTGATTCTTGTCATGAGAGAGTTGATGACAATCAAGAAAGAAAACGTAGAGGCTTGGCTGACTTACATGCAACGATTACCTATGGAGTTACAGGCATTGTTTGCTGTCAACATCATGGCATCCGAACGTAAGGGTATGTTTGCAACCAACAAAGTGTTTACCGACTGGGCAGTTAAACACAATCAATTCTTTTGAGGAGAGTGAAGATGACGAAGTTAACGAATCCTAGCGATAGGATTACCAAGTCACACATCGCTATCATGCGTAGCAAGGAGTTCTGTATGTTTTCAGGAGTTCTTTCTATTGGCAAGGTAGAGATGACTGACAAAATACCAACGGCTTGCACCAATGGTAGAGATGTAATGTATAACCCTGAGTTCATCAACACACTTGATGACAAAGAGTTGAACTTTGTAGTATTGCATGAGGCACTGCACAAGGTGTATCAACACATGCATATGTGGAAGAAACTGTTCAAACAGAATCCACAACTTACAAACATGGCGGCTGATTATGTTGTGAACTATTCAATATATGAAGCTGACAAAACTAACCATTTGACTGTCATGCCAAAGGGTGGATTGTTTGAACACAAGTATGCCAACATGACAACCAAACAAATCTTTGACTTGTTGCAAGAGAGTGGGGAAGAACCACAACAAGGACATGATGAACATGATTGGGATGGCGCTCAAGAAATGACTGAGGAGGAAGTCAAAACTACAGAGCGACAAATCGATCAAGCATTGCGTCAAGGTGAAATCATACGAGGCAAAATGGAGGGCAATGCAAACAGGTCTATCAATGAACTACTGAAACCAAAAGTAGATTGGCGAGAACAACTGCGTGATTTTGTTACTACCATATGCAAGAGTAAAGATGTATCAAGTTGGAAGCGACCACATAGGAGATTCATAGGACAAGATGTATATATGCCTTCTATGATTGGTGAAAGTATTGGCAAAGTAGCAATTGCCATTGACACTTCAGCATCTATTGGACAGAAAGAGATAAACATGTTTCTCTCTGAAGTTGTTGGAGTATGCAACGATGTCAACCCCCAAACTGTAGAACTATTGTATTGGGACACAGAAGTTGCAGGGCACGAGACATACGAGCAAGGTGACTTTGAAAGATTGTTCGAGTCAACCAAACCGAGAGGTGGGGGTGGCACATATGTTACGTGTGTAAACGAGTATCTACAAGCTGAACGCATGGAGCCTGAAGTAGTATTGGTTCTGACTGACGGTTATGTAGAAGATGATTGGGGTGGAGCATGGCAAAGTCCTGTTCTATGGGCAGTGACTACTGACTTGCAAGCACCTCATGGTAAAACAATTAACGTAAAGGAGAATTAAAATGGGAATACATGTTCCAGAGAAGCATCTAAAAGTAATATCAAAGATGACGGCTACCTTTGACTTAAAAAGATTAACGAAAAGACAGCTTACGAATGTCAAAAAGTATTATCAAATGCAAGACTTTAGTGGTGATACAGTAACTAAATACATTGCACGAGATATATGGAATGATAAAGGTGTAAACGACCATCCACATATGCAAGAACATTGGGATAAAACTGTGGTTCATAACTTTCCATGCAATCACATATTATGGAAAGACATACAACAGTATTTAGTTATGTGCAAACTTGCTGACACAAAGGTGTATGACATAGATATAAATTTCATAAATAGATCCTTAGTAGAAGTAGACAAAATTATAGCGTCAGGTTCAGATGAACCTGTATCGGAAGGTTTTGCTACTCATAAGATAAAGTGGGAATGGAAAAAAGACAATGATTATGAAGAGAGTCCTAAAGACTGCGTATTAAAAAAGTTGCTCAGTGGTATACGCAGGACTATGGTTCCAATGAATAGTGACAATCCAGGAATTATGCTTATTGACAGCATGATTGATGGCAAAGTAACTGAATACCAACAAACTTACAAAGGAGAACATAATGACTAGTATCGCATCAAGTTCAGTTCTTATAGACCTAAACATATCTGTATGGACTGCAAGAAAGTTAGACAAGAGTGTATCAAAAGAAATTGATATTGATAAAAACACTACGACAAAAGCAGGCAACTACAACAAACATTTGTTGGCAGGGGCAAGCGAATTAGAACGCATTACTAAACTGTCAACAGAAATACGTGATTGGCATACAAGACAGACACTGCCATGGTCAGATACAGGCACGAGACTGTTACCTATGACGAACTTCTTTGACTACAAAAGTCAGCTGACTGACTATGAGGATTTGTTTAAAGAGCGTGTAAAAACGTTTCTTACTAACTATCCACAAATCATAACGGCTATGGCTTACAGGCTAGGTGAATTGTTTAATCGTGATGACTATCCTGATACTGATGTAATATCTAACAGGTTCAGTCTGAAGTATACAATTATGCCTGTGCCTGAAGCAGGGGACTTTCGTGTAAACCTAGGCAATGATATGGAGACAGAACTTAAAGAGGAGTATCAAAAAGCATACGATGATCGAATTGAGAATGCTATGAACGATGCTTGGTCTAGAGTTCACAAGACAGTAGAACATATCGTAGAGAGATTAGGTGGCGATGACAAAAAAATATTTAGAGACAGTCTTGTCAACAATGCCCTAGACTTAACTGGTTTGCTTACAAAGTTGAATGTCACCAAAGACCCGAAGCTTGAGAGTGTAAGAGTTAAACTAGAGAAATCACTCATGGGTGTAGACCCTGCTGAACTACGACAACACTCAGATTTACGTGCTGACGTAGTTAACAAAGTCAACTCAATTATGGAGAACATATGAAAGTGTTGAAGCACGATCACCCCTATGCTCGCATGACTAAAGAAGAGAAAGAAAAAGTTTCGATACTTAAACTTTCTCCCAACCGAAAGCATGTTAAAGGTGTAGGTATGAAAGACGGAATCTTTTATGTTATAGTAGAGAATGCGATGGACGATGCGTATCTAAGTTTTGCTTCAAAACTACACACAAGTCGTTTAATACTAAGACGAATAAAAGATTTCTTTACTACAAATTCTTGAAATCGGGAATTTGTATAGTATGTAAAATATATGGTCAAAAAAGTCACGGAAAAATGGGTTAAGCAACAAGTAGTAAAAAAGTTGAAAGACTTAGGTGCTTATCACTTTTTTCCTGTGGCTAATGGCTACATGAGTTCAGGAGTTCCTGACATCATAGCGTGTTATCAAAGTCAGTTCATTGGTATTGAGTGCAAAGCCAATGGCAACAAACCCACAGCACTCCAACAAAAACATCTCAGAGACATTACAAAATCCAAAGGTAAAGCTTTATTAATTGACGAAACTAATTTAAGTATGTTAGAGTTCTACATTAAAGGTAAATAATAAGGTGTGTATGAGAGCAAATTTAGAAGAAGATGTAGTGAATCATCCAAAGCATTACACCATGGGAAAGTTTGAAGTAATAGATGTATTACAAGAGTTCTTTCCTGAAGACCCATTGTTATGGCAATGTGGAAAATACTTAATGCGTTGTAAACATAAAGGTAATCAAATACAAGATTTAAAAAAAATGATTTGGTATGCTAACAAACAAATTGAAAAGTTAGAAACAAAAAAATGAGTTATACAGAAGAAGAAAAAACAAAGATTATTGAAAGAGCGTTAGACTATATGAAAAGAAAACCTAACACTACAAGGAATAAGGTAGCATTGTATGCAGGAGTTGCAGTTAGTGTATTAGAAAGATGGGGGATTGAATTACCTAAACCCATTACAGCAAAGCGACGAATGGGTAAAACTCCTTGGCGCATAGGACATATGGTATGAGTGATGACGTAGACAGAGCAAACGATGAAGTTCAAAAGAGACTTAAAGAAACTTTAAGCACAGTTGACGTAGAGATACCTGTCAACGAAACAGGTAAATGTCTTTGGTGTGAAAAACCAATAGATGATAAGAGAAGATGGTGCACAAAAGAATGCCAAACCGATCATGAATACTATGCAAGAAAATTATGATTATTAAAGAAGACAATCAAGTCGGACCTGCTGTTTGTTGTGAGTGTGGTGAAGACGCAAAAATTAATGATAGTGGCAAATGGTACTGCGCTATAAAAAGTGAATTAGGAATATTTAATATTCGTGGGTATTGTAAAAGAGCCAATACGGTCACTGATAAGAAAGGTAAAGTTTGAATCTAATTACGATTGATTTTGAAACATACTACTCTAAAGAGTATGGTTTAAAAAAATACACTACAGAAGCATATATACGTGATCCGCAGTTTGAGGTTATAGGGGTTGCAGTAAAAGAAAATAATCAAGACACTGTTTGGTTCTCAGGCAGTCACGAAGAAATAAAATCATTTTTACATTCATACGATTTTGAAAACAGTTTTGCATTAGGTCACAATATGCGATTTGATGGCGCAATACTTAGTTGGATATTTGACATCAAACCTAAAGGCCTGCTTGATACTATGGGCATGGGAACATTACTGCACGGGCTAACAGAATCAGTATCTTTAAATAATTTGTCTGGGCTGTATGGGCTAGGGGCAAAGGGGACAGAAGTTCAAGATGCATTAGGTAAACATAGAAATCAATTTTCTGAAAATGAATTATATAACTACGGGTTGTATTGTAAAAACGATGTGGATTTAACACATGCTTTATTTTATCAACTATATCCTAAATATAATAAAACAGAATTAAAACTTATTGATTTAACTATACGTATGTTTACAGAACCTGCACTACAACTCAACAAAGGGTTGTTGGTAAGACATCTAGCTAAAGTAAAAGCAACTAAAGAAGACCTATTAGACAAAGTAGCAGTTGACAAAGATTCATTGATGAGTAATCCTAAGTTTGCTGAAATACTTGAAAGCTTGAAAATTAAAATTCCTATGAAGACAAGTCCTGCAACAGGTAAAGACACATATGCCTTTGCTAAAACGGATGAAGGGTTTAAAGCATTACTAACTCATGACGATCCCTACATCCAAGCATTAGCATCTGCAAGGATAGGAAACAAATCTACAATAGAAGAAACACGCACAGAGAACTTTATACATATAGCTAACAGAGGATTGCTAGCAGTTCCACTAAAATATTCTGGGGCCGTTGTGTCACATAGATGGAGTGGAGTAGATGGGATTAACTTACAAAATCTTCCCAGATCATCTGAGCTCAGACGAGCTATATGTGCTCCAAAAGGTTATAAAATAGTCGCTGCTGATTTAAGTAACATAGAGCTTAGATTAGCGTATTGGTTTGCGCAGTCTACGGACAAAGTTAACTTAATTAGAGAAGGTGTTGATTTATATAAACAATCAGCATCAGATATAACAGGTATAGCGTATGACGAAGTTGACAAAGACTTACGGTTTATATTTAAGGTGGTTAATTTGTCAGGTATATATGGTGTTGGCGCAGTTAAAATGCACAGCATACTAACACAGGGCGGGGTAGATAAAGATATAAACGAGGTTAAAAATATAGTATATGCGTATAGAAATGCTAATCCTGATTTAGTAAGGGCATGGGGTGATGCAGGTGATATGTTGATGGCAGTAAAAGCAGGGCAAAAATATTCAATGGGAGCAGACAAAATAATACAAAGCGTGCCTAAAGAAGGCATGCTAAAACCTAACGGTATGATTTTAGGTTTACCTAACCTAAGAAAGATAGCTACAGAAGATGGTAGAGAGTCGTGGGTGTACGATAAAAAGTTAGGCAGGAATATAATTCAAGAATATATACACCCTGCTAAAGTTTTTCAACGGTGTATACAGTCGTTGGCACGTGATATTATAGGCGATCAATTGTTAGCCGTATCAAAAAAATATAAAGTAGTACTAACTGTGCATGATGAATTAGTCATGCTTTGTAAAGAAGAAGAAACAAAAGAGTGTGTATCGTATGTAGAGCAGTGTATGACAACTGCTCCTCAATGGTGCTCAAATTTACCTTTGGCTTGCGAGATCGGAGTCGGAGACAATTACATGGATGCAAAATAATGTCTAATTTAAAAACATGGTCTTATTCAGCTGCAACTACGTTTGAGAAATGTCCTAAGCAATATCAACATTTGTATGTTTTAAAAGATGTGAAAACTGACCCTAATCAAAAACACTTTTTATATGGTAACGAAGTTCACAAAGCAGCGGAATTATATGTCCGTGATGGTGTAGAACTTCCTGAGAAGTTTAATATATTCAAGTCTATATTAGATAAAGTTAAACGAATTCCTGGAGACAAGTATTGTGAACATAAAATTGGTTTAACCAAAGACCTAGAGCCGTGTGGTTTTTTTGATGACAACGTGTGGTGGAGAGGTGTATTAGACCTATTAGTGATAGACAAAGATAAAAATTTAGCTACAGTCATTGACTATAAAACAGGCAAGTCTAGTCAGTATGCAGACACAAGGCAATTGTCATTAATGAGTGTGGGTGTATTTAAACACTTCCCTGAAGTAGAAAGTATTAAGTCAGCGTTAATGTTTTTAGTAAGTAAAGAACTAATAAAAGAAGATTACAATAGTGAAAAAGTTGAAGAAATGTTTGAAGAATGGGGTAAAATAACACATAGGATTGACACTGCGTATAAAACAAACGTGTTTAATGCTGTACCAAACTTTGGATGCCGTTGGTGTCCTGTTGCTAGTTGTGCACACAATGGAAAATAAATATGAGCCAAGACAAAACAAAAAAGAAAACTACTAAAAAGAAAAGAGACTATAAAAGAGAAAACGAAATATATAAGTCTAAACCTGAACAAAAAAAACTTCGTGCATTACGCAATAAAGCACGGCAACAAGCAATTAAAGAAGGCCGTGCAAAAGTCGGAGACGGTACATCAGTAGAACATATTAAACCATTAAGTAAGGGTGGTAAAAACACCCGTAAAAATACTAAGATAGTATCGTTTGCTGACAACAGTTCATTTGATCGAAACTCTGATCGTTCTGTTCGCAAGAACACTCCTGGTATATTCCTCAAGAAGAAGAAAAAGAAAACAGCCACTAAAAAATCAAAGAAAAAGTCTGCATAATTTACATTGTTGTGTTATCATATATAACGATTAAAAATTAAGTAGGGTTTGTGTGAACGCAAAAACAATCAATTTAAATATAGACAGCAATAGCACAACTAACAAAATATTAGCTATGCAACCTTTATGGGTAAGCCGATCTAAAGACTATCCTTTTTACACACTAGGGCGATGTGCATATT